TATCGACTTTTTCTTTAAGTTTAGTATCCTCAAGACGACGTTCTTCTTGTAATGCTTTTAACTTAGCATCTTTAATTTTGTTGATGTAATCCATTTCAACATTATAAGCTTCTTCAGCTGTTATTTTACCAGCTTTAAGATTAGCACTATTAGTTTCTAAAAGAAGTTGATATTCCTTTGTTTTAAGATCGAGTAAGTTCTTAACTTTTTCAATTTGTAAATCTATAGCAGCGTTAGTTGTTTTGCCGACACTTGCATTATATTTTTCCTGCAATGAAAGCATTTGTTCTTGAAGTTTAAGAACTTTTTCTTCCTGCGCAATAAGAGCTGCATCCTTACCAACATCACCGGCTGTTTCATTTTTCTGTTCTACTTGACGTTTTTGAACTTCAAGCAATTTAGTCTCATAAAATATCTTATTCTTTAATGCTTCAATTTCTTCACTGGATTGACTTGCGGTTCCAGCAATGCCCAAAGTTAATCCATTGATAAGTTCACTAGCATAAGCTAATACAGGATTCTCCTTTTTAAGATTTTCATGGGATTCCATTTCCGAAAGATCTTTTCTCATTTTTACTAATGATTCAGAAGCTGTATCAATCTTAGAAGTAAAATAATCAAGCAATTGTGACCATCCTTGAATCATTTTCTTTAAAACACCTTCACTTTCGGATTGTAATAAAGCATCACTAAATTTCATCCATGATGTGGTTACGTTTGAAATAGAACCATATAGACTATTCATATTTTTAGCCGCAGCATTAGGAGCTTCTTTTTCCATTTGCTCGAACAACAGCAACATTTCACGTCTACCAATTGTTCCTGCTTTAGACATTTCTAGGATTTCACCAGCCGTCTTATTTAATGCTCTACCTAGCAATGAAATTACAGGTAAACCATTTTCAATCATTGGACGCATATCCATTTGTTGCAATTTGTCTTTTGCCCACGCTTGACCTAATTGCCGACCAATACCTATTAATTCAGTAGTGCCTCCGCCAAGTTTAGCCACACTGTCTGTTAATGCTGTCATGACTTGGCGTGTAGGTTCAAGCCCGTAGTTTTTCAGCATTACGAAGGTTTTTGTTAAGCCTTGAATATCAAAAGGTGTTTTAATATCTAATTCAAATAGTTCCTTGAATTTCATCTTGGCTTCCGTAACACTACCCATTACACCTTCTAATTGAATACGCAGACGCTCCATTTCTATGTTTGTATTAAGAATATCTTTAGGTAGACTAACAATCGCACTAACTGTCCGATAAGCAATCATAGCCGCAGTAATGGCAGCAGCCTTTTCCATTATACGGGTAAGATGACCATGAGCAACTTCATTTTGTTGGACATTAGCCACAGTTTCACGTTGTAATCGGCTATATTGTGATAACCGAGTAATCATTTCTGCTGTTACTTGGGATTGCTGTAATGGAACCGCACCAGAATTCATTGACGCAGTAAAGTTCGAGTATAAAGCTCTACGGCGATTCAACTGATCTTGAACTTGTCTATTGTGATTATTAAGAATTTGAATATTTGTAGTAGCAATGCTTTCTTCCATTGCGCGAATAGCATTAGCTACGCGAGTAGCTTCGGCTATAGTAGCCGCAGCATTCTTTTCCCGTAACGCACGTTCCTCTGCTAATCTTGCTTGTAATGCAGCACGTTCACCAGCAGAAACACTATCAGGGATTTTATTAGCCCCTAACCCAAGGGTATTACTACCTAATCTAAAGATTTTTTCATATTCAGATTGTGACCGTTTATGCTCAGATAATCTACGATCATTACTTTCTCTTAATGCACGTTCTTCCTTCTGTAATTGAAATTGTAATTCATTAATTCGTTTTAAATTTGTTTGTCTATCCGATTCAAGCTTCTTTGCATTAGCTTCTTCATTCAAACGAATTTGATTAGCAGCAAATTTTGCATTTTCAGATTCCATTTTAGCAATGGCTTCCTTCATTTGAGCCATTTGTGCTAACTGGGTAGCAAAATTTTGAACATGAGCAGCTTTCTCAGCGGCTAATGCTGTTTGAGTTTTTTGGGAGAGAATAAGAGATGAATTAGCATACTTGACGGATGCCTGTTCGGTCTTAGCAGCTTGAAGTTCTAAATTCTTTAAGTCATTAGTTGCTTCTTTAGCATTAGACTCAATTTTAATACCTAAACTGCTAAGAGTATCCATCACTTATCCTTTTTTTGATTTACAGTAAGATAAAGATGATCCAACTGCTTTAAAATATCAAGTTCTTTTGGAGTTACTTCTGAATCAGTGAGTTGGCTCCAGGCATAGATTTCAGTATAGGACAAGGAATTTAAACCGAAACCATTAGAAGATCTAGCACTATTTAATTGGCTAAAGTATTTCCATAAATGTTCAAAAATAAATGGAAATTCAAGTTCCTGTAATTGATCCGGTTTAATACCTGTTTGCTTATAAACGGATTCTAAATGTATTCTTAACGGTCTAGAATCCGATTGTAAAATACTTAATTCAAAATGATTCTTAGCAAATGAGAGCAATAACTCTATTTGCTCTTGGTAAAATTTGCAAGATTTTCACTTGCAGCTTTCACTTGGTCAAAGATCAGTTTATTATTTTGACACAAAGTAATCGCCAATTCAGGACTGTACTCAGGCATATCCTCAACACCTTTCCAGCCAACGATGCAAGCCGCGATACCTTCCACGTTATCTTCAATCAGTTCTTCGATTGTTTTAACAGGGGCATCCTTTCCGCGTTTTTTCAAGATTGCTTCTTGCTGACGTTCTTGGTTGATTTTCTTGTAAATAGCTTTCTTTACAGATTCAGCTTGGTCGCCAATGATTGTGAAAACTAAAGATGTTTCATCTCCATTTTCATTCACATAATTAAAATCGTGAGTATTCTCACAAATTTTTGTTGCGTTAAGTTGGGCAAACGAGATTTTTTTAACTTCTGACATGGTAAAGTCCTATATGGATTATAATTAGATTACTACGCGAATTATTATACTCGCGTAGTAAATACAAAGCAACAGAATCTTATGCAGCTAAACTGTCTTGAATTGAGATGATCGTTTGATCATTAGCAAGAGCAGCACCGCCAGAACTATTCAATTGAGCGGTAAAGGGCATTGTCTGAACAATACCTTTTTCACCATCATCAGAAGTATCACCTGAAAATTTAACGGATGACATACTAAAAGATACAAAATCAGCATCTTTAGTCTGATCGTCAGTAACCACAAGTACAATGCCAAATTCAGTAGCAGCATCAAATAAAGTTGAAAAAGCACCGTCTTGTTTGAATACAGTTAATTGACCGGATACTTTTATACGACCTCTTTGAACATCAGGGGAGTTATCAGAACCAATAACCGCGCCCATATTAGCCGCACTACAATCAATCTTAAGTGATGCACCTGTAACATTACCAACTTGGACGCCATTAGCCAGTAAAATTCCATTAACCGCAGTAAGAACAGGAGTTGTTGTAGCGGCAGTAGCACCTGTTAAAACTTCTGAAGCAGCATAAGCCGCTTCTAGACCAGCAAATGCAAAAGCAACAGTAGCGTTACCTTCTGAGGGAAGACCAACATCAACAGAACCAACAACATTATCAGTAAAAAGTTCTGAACGAGAAATATCACTATGCCATTGCTCAATAGCCCAATATTCTTGAGTTTGAGCAGTCAAAGGAACTATTGACTTTTTACCAGGAACCGTTAATGTAGCAGAAGCAATTGGACCTTCTGTGGTTAAAGTGGAACCATTAACAGTCTTTCCTGTGATAACCAATGCTGTGACATTAGTAACAAGAATATTGTTGTTAAGATTAGCAGTAGCAAAAGTTCCAGCGGTTAAACGAACAACATCACCGATTTTAATACCTCCGGTTAAAAAGTCACCAGCAGCGCGAGTAAGGGTCCATGCACCAGCAACGCCTCCAATAGTAATAGACATTCCGGTTAATGCCGCAGTTGCGGTAAATGCTTTGCGAAGTAAAGACGCAAATAACGTAGAATAAGTATTAGGTGATAGGACACCATTGATTGTTCCAGCCACACTTCTCAATCCATGAGTAATACCAGTGGATTGTTGATGTGCTGCAATCTCATTATTTTCAAAAGTGCTTTTTGAAAGGTTAAATGTAGCAGTCTCACGGCGTAGAACTTGAGCGGTAGCCGCACCAATCACACCTAGACCTGTTTGTTTTCTAATTGTAACTTTCTTATTTATGCCTTGTGCAATTGACATTGGAATTACCTCTTAAGATTAATTAACGATTACCCATGCAGAGTAATATATTTTTACACAAATCTTCCATCTATCGCCTTCACTTCGACCGGAAGATATTTCTGGTGTCTCACAGATATTAACAGAAATACCGTCTGCAATAAATGTAGATTTATATTTAAAAACGGACTTAATTAATTCAGCCCGTGTTAATGCAATACCAGAACCATTTAATAAAGGATACATCAAATCAATCTGACAATAACCTTTAAGTTGATGACTTGCGCCATATTCAGGATTAGATGGTATAAAACCAACAAACCATACTTGTTGATAAGGTGTATCAACAATAGGCGTATAAGGCGTATTTTCAAATACTGTAGCAATGGCAGGGCTTATACCATTAATCGCTGTCTCGATAGCCTTCTTTACGCTTAAAGCTGACATTTACTTACCACCATTGGCGCGAACAACACGCCTAATAATACTTGGTATCTTAACCACAGTTATACTAACCATTCCTAAAGGAGCTTGCTTACTATGACCGTTCTCCAATAATTGCGCATAACTTGTATTATTAACTAGATTATAAGTGTGGTTAGCAGCATCTTGGGGGATTCTAGCTTCAAGGCGATTAATCTTTTCCTGTTTATCAGGATTCTTAAAACCAGTAACGCCCCAAGGAATACTACTATCAATACCCAATAACCAATTGCTAACAAAATTTCCAGTATCAATAGGGGATAACTCAATAACAGAAGCATTTATTTCAGATACAATTTCTTTAACGACCTTATGATTTAAAGTTTCTGCATCTTTAATAAACTTCTTAATATCGGTTAAGAAAATTCCCATTATATACCTCTTATATTACACTCGATCATAACTAATTCACCAGCAGGTTCAAGAAGTTTGATCGGATTTACAATAGTATACTGCTTTCCGTTTACAGTTGCAACATCCCCTATATCGGGTGGTGTATTTCCTTTTACTCCTAAAATCAACCGTTTATCACCAATCTTAATAATAGTTCCATCAATAACTTCCTTACCATTATTTGGAAAATTATCTGTTCCCCATTCAAATACAAGACCTTTAAAAGTCTGAGTTGTTTCAGTAATAGGACTTGTTCCGGTAGAAGGATTATATGCTCCTACAATACGGGATTTTATACTTATATCCTGCCCATATTTTGATATAAGCCTATATGCTGTTTCTTTTGCTTTTGTATAGAATAACATGATTTATTCCAGCTTACGAGTATTTAACAGATAGCCCATAAATCTTCGGGTATCGACTGTTTGAGCGTTGGTTAGTGACATATATCAAACATTTGATAAAATCTCTTTAATTCTGCCAGATTCCAAGACATTTTTAGATGCAAGATACTGTAATCCTTGGCTAACTTCCAAGCTATTTAGGTTTATTAAATTTGCCCCTAAAGTATAAATTTTAGCAAGCAAATACATTGCAGTCTCATCACCCATTAGTTTTAATTTTTCTATACCAACCAATTCGGTTTTAGTAAATCTATCCCTGAAATCGGTTGCGGAAATTTCGTTTAATTTTTTTGTTATATCATCTCCGGTATAAACAATGATTTTGTCAAAATCGATTAAAATTTCTTTTGGCTCTGGAACGCTCTGCGCTTCTTCTAATGTAGCAAATCCTGTTACCATTGTGATGATACCTCAAATTTAAATGCTTCTATCAATATAGACGAGCTAACTTCAGCTGAGTTAAACGCTATTTTTAGTTTTCCTGTCACTGATGTATCAACTGTCCTATAGTTGCCGTTGCTTGAAGTGTGCGTTACTTCCGACCCGCCGTTTGACCGTGTTACCTTTTGCCTAACTTGAGAATTTCTGTTTTGTATAATAATTCTGTGCGGCGCATATACCGGAGATGTTATGTCATGAAGATGTATTGGAAATGAATCAAAATAGAGATCAGTCCGTTTTATTAAAGAACCGCCTGTTGTAGCAGCATCTATCCATACATCCATACTACCATTAGGCCCAATTACCCCACCCAGTAAATCAAAATTAAATCCAACAATTGATGTGCCTGTCGGTTGCACAAACTCACCAGGGCCCGTAGTGACAAATGGTGTAGGTGATACAGGTACTGATAAATCACCTGTGGTATAGACATTATTATAAATGGTGCCTGTCGTTGTTGACGACATTACGGAATAATACCACCCTGCGCTACTACCTGCATAAATAGCATTAGTTGGAAAATAAAAGTAAATATCTGAATATACAGTAAAAAACGGCCTTGAGAGAGTCCAGTCTGTATGAGGTCCTAATCCTGACAATGTTGCTGATAGGGTTCCGGTTGCGGTTGTTGTTGTGCCAAATGCAGTGATAGTAAACTGCTTTCCATTGTCTACAGTAACTACCTTGCCGACATCTACCGATGTACCAAGGAATCCAGCCAAACTTAATGTGCATGTAACAGTGCCGGATGTTGCTGAAA